CAACCAGAGAGCACAGCAGCGGTCATAAATGTCCATCCAGTTCCAGTCCCCCAGCTATCGAGCGGCATCTTCGGATCTGACCATCCAGATCAGCCCGCTCGGGCTGGTGGAGCTTGCCGACGAAGAGTTTGAGGTACACGGCCCCAGGCTCAACCGGTACGCGATGAACTGGGCCTTCTATTTGGGGTACCACTGGGCGCAGCGCCCGGATCTGGGTGATCCCCAACTGACGTTCAACTACGTCCGCGCTCTGTCGGATTTCATCACCAACTTCGTTTTTGGTAAGGGTGTCGGCTTCCGGTCACCCGACGCCACAGCCGCCATCGTGCCCACCCGGTTGCAGAGGATCTGGGAGAAGGACAACAAGAAGGACTCCCTGCTGTGGGAGATGGGGGCCATGGGGAGCGTCACTGGCGATTGTTTCGTCAAGGTGGCGTACGAGGAGCCATGGGTTGACCCGTCCGGGATGCCGCACCCCGGACGGGTCCGGATCCTCCCCCTCAACAGTGCGTTCTGCTTCCCGGAGTGGCACCCCCATGATCGCAAGCGATTGATTCGCTTCAAGCTGAAGTACCGATTTTGGGGCACCACGATGGAGGGAACCCGCCAAGTTTTCACATACACCGAACTGCTCACAGAGGAGCGTGTCGAGGAGTATGTGAACGACGAGTTGATCGACGCCAGGGAGAACCCCCTGGGTGAGATCCCCATCGTGCATATCTCCAACCTGCCGATCCCGTCGTCGCCCTGGGGCATGCCCGACGTACAAGACCTGACGGTGCTCAACCGGCAGTACAACGAGACGGCTACAGACATCGCTGACATCGTCAACTACCACGCTGCGCCGGTCACAGTGGTGATCGGGGCGCGGGCCTCCAACCTGGAGCGAGGTACCCACCAGACCTGGAGCATCCCTAACAAGGAAGCCAAGGTGGAGAACCTGCTCTTCGACCCTCGCGGCATCGAGCAAGCCATCAAGCTCCTCGATGTCCTGAAGCGTGCCATGCACGAAATGACGGGCGTACCGGTGACCGCCCTGGGCGAAGAGCAGGCCATCTCCAATACGTCGGGCGTAGCCCTGGCGATTCAGTACCAGCCGCTGATGAACCGCTTCCACCTGAAGGAGACCCAGTACGGGGAGGGCATCAGCGAGATCAATCGGCTGGCGCTCAAGACGCTGTTCATGAAGGAGCCGGAGACCCTCACCTATAACGACACCTGGGATCCGCCCCTGCGGGAAGACCAGCTTCCGATGCTGGACCCGATGGACCCGGTGACCTACGAGAACGTCTGCAAGTTCCAGCCCCCGCTACCGGTCGACCAACTGGTGCTTCTTAACGAGCTACAAGTGAAGATGGCCCTGGGCCTGGAGTCCAAGCGCGGTGCCCTTCAGGAGTTGGGTGAGGAGTTCCCCGACGAGAAGCTCCAGGAGTTGTTCAAGGAGCTACTGGACGACACAGAGCAGCAAGCTGCCTCGATCTACTCCGCGCTCAGGTCGCCAGCTTTACCGCCAACCAGACCGGCATGGTCTCGCCGGAGGGACCGCAGCCGATTCCACCCCCACCACAGAACGGCAATGGCAACGGCAAGAACGGCAAGTCGAACGGTGGTGTCAAGTCGGCGGGTGGCTCGGGCGTGTCGAGCGCGCCAGGTGCGGTACCAAAGATCGGTGCTCTCCCCGGCATTGACTTGACCAACAGTCAGGATGTCAAGAAGATGTTCGACCGGGTGGTGGCCCTGGCCCATGGCACCGTCATACCGCAGCGACGTGTCCCAGAGGAAGACGAGCGTCCATGACGTCGCCGGAGGTCGTCAACGACACCCAGTTCGGCCCCATGAAGCCGTACTACCCGCACCGGGGTAGCCCGGAGAAGCGCGCCCAGCCCACCCAGGGCAAGCTGTTCCAGGAAGGCCCGCCCCAAACCGCAGCCCGTTACCCCAGGGGCTATACGCCGGAGCGTATGGCTGAGGTGCGGAAGGCCACCAACCCGATCATTGACCCTGGCGGTGCAGCGCTTCGTGGTCGGAGCGCCGTCAGCTTCAGCCTGACCGGCTCCCGCCTCGACAGTCCCTACAGCGTGCCCCATGGCAGGCGTCTGGCTCAGGAGGCCATAGCCCGGTCGGACGTGCCCATGGAGCACCTCAAGGGCCTCACGTCCATCAAACTCCAGTCAGGACTACGGGGCACCGGGTTCGGCCTTGAGGATCGCCTGGGTAGCTACACCCCGGCGACACAGAGGATCGACATCGAGCCGATGCGCGGAGACCTCAGTTCTAAGCGGGGCCTAATCACGAGCAAGGAGCAGCTACGCAAGAACCGGGGCATGACCCGCGCCCAGGCCCAACCGATGTACGACACGGCGCTCATCCATGAGATCGGCCACCATGCTGACTTCACTCGCCGGAGGATCGCTGGCTCGCAGGAACGGACCAGGCGGTTCTTCGCGTCTCCGACCGGGGTCGGGAAGGCAGAGGGTGCGGCTGACCGGTACATGCTGGAGCGCTTTCGCACTGACCCGCGCACCAAGGGCTTCTCGCCGGAGACCCAGACCTATGGGGCTATGGGCCTGCTCTACCGGGGCTACCCCAAAGACCTTGCCCAAAGGGGCAAGGCTGCGGCTCAGCAGGCATCGACCGCAGAGGAGCAGCGCACCCGAACCAATCTCAATCGCAAGGCAGCGGCGTCCGCGACCCGCAAGGCCCTGACCCGATACAGGCAGCAACAGAAGAGAAGGAGAACATGACCGTCACCGACCCAGATCCCAACGCAGCACCTCCTGAAGGCGAACCAGCACCGCCTGACCCCAACAGCATCACCGTCCCGGTCACTGAGCCGCCCGCCCCACCCACCAGTGGCAATCGGAACCAGCGCTCAGGCGGGGAGCCGCCCCAGGTATTTACCCAGGAGGACGTGGAGCGGATCCGCACCGAAGAGCGCAACCGTGTGACCGCAGAGCAGAACCGTGCGGACGAGCTAGAAAATCAACTGGCCCAGTTCCGCAAGGCCGAAGAGGACCGGCAGGCTGCTGAGGCCAAGACCCAGCGGGACGCAGCCAGGGCGGCGAAGAAAAAAGAAGAAGAGGACATGGAGCTTCGTGCCCTCATGGAGCGCCGCGACCAGGAATGGGAGCAGCGGATCGCGGAGGAGCGCCAGGAGAGGGAAAAAGCCTTTGCCATGCTGGAACAAGAGCGCAGGCACGCCTCTCTTCAGACGTACCTGGCGCAGCGGATGGCGGAAGCTGGCGAAAATATCGTCCCTGTTCTGCGAGATCTTGTGTCTGGAAACTCAGAGCAGGAGATTGATGCTTCCATCGCTCTGCTCGTAGAAAAATCCGAACACATGAGGAATGACAGCGTTCAGGCCATGCGGAATATCCAGGCTGGACGGCCCATGGTCGGGGTCACCGCGCCTCCAGTCGGTCCCATGGAAACCAGTAGTACAACGCGCACGTATACAGCAGATGAACTCAAGGCACTAACCCCCGAAGAGTACGCTGCTGAACGAGACAACTTGCTGCGTGCTGCGTCACAAAGCCGCAGAGGTCAGTAGAGGTAGTACCCGAAAATAGGAGGTTGGCTAGTGCCATCCAGCATCACAGGAACCCCGCTGCTGAGCGCATCGCCCACCGGCTATCCGGGCACGAACTCACAGCTTTCCCCGGCCATCCAGGTCATCTGGTCGAAAGAGATCCTCTTCCAGAGCATGCCTGTACTGCGTTTCGAGCAGTTTGCTGTCAAGAAGACGGAACTCGGTGTACAACCTGGCCTTCAAGTGAACTTCATGCGTTATAACAACCTGGGCGACGCCACCCAGCTTGTTGAAGGTGTTCGCATGCAGACCGCTGCGCTGACGGCGTCCCAGTACGCCATCACGGTGGCTGAGCAGGGCTACGCCGTGGCCGTGTCAGAACTGCTGCTCAACTCCTCCTTCGATGACGTCATGGCGTCGTCCAGCCGTCTCCTGGGCCGCAACATGGCGAAGTACCTGGACGGGTCAGCGCGCAACACGGTCATGCAGGCGTCCTCGCTCCTGTTCGGCTACCAGTTGCCCTCGCCCACGGCCACCAGGACGCCTCTGTCGCCGTATGACGCCGGTACTCCGGGTACCAACGACGCCAGCCTCACCGGCCAGTTCTACATGAGCGTCAACGTGACCAAGGACGCCGTGGAGACCCTGGCGACCAAGAACGTGCCGCGCATCGGTGAGACCTACGTGGCCTTCATCGATCCCCACCAGTCACGGCGTCTGCGTGACAACCCTGAGTTCATCGAGGTCACGAAGTACGCCGCAGCGGGCAACTTCATGATCGGTGAGATCGGGCGGCTCAACGACGTGGTCTACATCGAGACCACGCAGATCGTGCAGACCCAGCCGGGTGGCGCTGGCACGCCGGTCATCCACTGCGCCATCTACCTGGGCGACAACGCCTTCGGTCATGCCATCGCCCTGCCGGTCGAGCTTCGGGACGGTGGCGTCCTGGACTTCGGACGCGAGCACGCGTTGTGCTGGTACGCGATCTGGGGATTCGGTCTCATAACGGACCAAGCGGTCGTTCTCGCCCATACCAACTGAAAGAGGACAATGCCCGCACGTCAACGCGGTGACTTCACCGGGTCCGAACGTCAGCGACTGGCTGAGGAGAAGGCCAAAGAGTTAGCCGACCGCCAGAAGGAAATCGGTCTGGTCAACCAGATCGACATTGTCGAGGAACAGGAAGGCATCTGGGATCCGGAGACAGGTCAAATGGTCGACCTGCCACCAGATGCCCAGGAGCGCATTGAGGCACTCAGTGAGCCGGTCACGGTGGACGAGGATCCCATCCTCGATCCCACCGTGATCATGCCTGGATATGACCCAATGAAGGATCTCCAGGAGATGCAGACCCAGCAGCAAGAGAGGCCCGCCCCTTCCAACAGCATGGAGGTGCAAGACCTGGGTCCGGAGCCGATGACTGTCGAGTCTGAGTGGCGGGTTATCCGGGTCAACACCGACATCGAAGACATGACTTTCGGTATCGGTAACCAACTGACCTTCCTGCGTGGTCGCCGCTATCGGGTGCCCAGGGATCTCTACAACTGGCTGGAGTCGAGGGGCGTTGTCTACCACTGAGGAGCCGGTCTACGTCGTCCGCAAGTGCGACAAGTGCGGTGCAGAGGACTCTGAGCCGCACCATGTCCAGTACGTCGCCCTGAGCCACCCGGTGACGGGTCAGGGTACGGACTTGTCCGTTAGCAAGCACGTCCAGTGCTGTGCCGAAGACGGCTGTGAGATCTGCTCCGCTGACGTCGAGCGCGCCGCCCAGGAAGGGGCTGATCCTTCCCGGTTACGGGAGTTCCTCCAGAACCGCCCTGCCGACCACCAGGACTTGCTCCAGGAGAAGTTCGGAGTGGCAACCGCCCAGGAGGAGAGTGATGGCGAACCTCGTTCAGACTGAGGCCAACAACATCCTGGCGGCTAGTTCTGGTCAGGCTGCGTATGTCCCTGTAGTGCCACCGGTCCTGGTGGCGTTGGTGACCGCACTGGGCACGGCCTTGGCCCCCGGTACGGAGGTAGCGAATGCAGGCGGTAGTACCTACGCCCGCCAGCAGATCACCTTCGCCGCTCCAGCCGGTGGGTCGATCTCTTCCAGCAACGCTCTGACGTATGCCAACATGCCAGCCTGCACGGTGGTGGGTGTGGACGAGTACGACTCCACGCCTGGTACGTCCAATCCGCCTGGGCCGCTACGGCGTTGGTTCGGGGCGCTATCGACCACGAAGTCAATGAACGCAGGAGACACCTTCTCGATCAGTATCGGGAGCTATAGCAAAGCGCTGAGCTAGTGGCTGCTGTCAGTGGGGACGTGACCATGACAGCGGAGTCGTCCATGGTCATCGCTGGCATGGTGCGCCCTACCGCTCCTCCACTGGTTGACCAGATCGCGGCCCTGGCCGGTCAGGATCCGGCCCTGATGGGAGCGTCCGGTTACGGCGACGACGTCTTCACCACACGTCTGTGGGGGGACACCAGTTAGCTTTGTACGCAGGCCCAGAGGTTGAAGGTCTGGTTCTTGCTCTTGATCGAGACGGCCTCAGCGCTGTAGCCACTCGGACAAGTCATTCCGGCTGGCCCTTGCGGTCCTGGCGGTCCCTGCTGTCCTTGAGGGCCTCGTATTCCTCGCGCTCCCGTCGAGCCTGTTGCGCCTTGCTCTCCCTGCGGGCCTGTAGCACCGACAGGCCCAGGAGGGCCAACAGGACCGGTGGCTCCAGTCGCGCCAGTTGCACCCTGTTCACCCTTCGCTCCTGTTGCACCTACTCCTCCAGTCGCTCCTGTGCCACCAGTTGCGCCAGTTGCGCCAGTTGCTCCCGCAGCCCCTGTAGCGCCGCTATTTGATGATCCAGACCCAGCACTATTCGACCCAGCAGGGCCAGTACTTCCTGTAGCTCCGGTTGCACCTGTGTCCCCCTTCGGTCCCTCTGGGCCTTGTGCTCCTGTGGCCCCCGGTTTTCCCTGAGGCCCAGGTGGGCCGGTTTTGCCTGGTGGGCCTGTGATCACGCTGGCTGGTGCAGTGGCTTGGTCATAGCCCAGGAGGACGCCGCAGGTAAGTAGGAACAGGCCAGCGATGATGAACGCGGCCCAGGCACTATGGAAGATCTTCTCCGCTACGTCCGTGATCCTGCCCATTGGGTGGGTCGATGCCGTGCTGCGCCAGCAACACGTTCAGTTGGTGGTTCCGCCGCTCGGCCTCGATGCGCTCCCTTCTCTCGTCGTCCAGCATCCCAGTGACATCTTTGAGTTCCGCCTCCGCAGCCTTGCGCTCTTTGCTTCGTAGCGCCCTGATGGCAAGTAGGACGCCGCCGACTGCGCTGATAGCTCCTACGACTCCGGTGATGGTTGCAAGGATGTCAATGAGATCCACATCGTCAGGTCACGGGCGATTCCCAGGTGGCCCGCCAGGTGTTTGGCCCGACTAGGCCGTCTACTCCCAAGCCCTTCTCAGCTTGGAACTGGCGACAGATACCGTAACTCTGATCCCCATACTGACCGTCGACTCCGATTGACCATCCCCTGTTCCGCATCTGTTGCTGCCAGGTGCGTACGTTCGTTGTATCCACGCCACCGTAGAAGCCGGAATGACAATGTGGATCGGGGTCCGGTCGACCCAGGTAGTGGTCGGAGGGGTAGGGGAACGGGGGGGCCTTCCCGGCTGGCTGGGAAGGGGGAGTTGGTTGGCTCGGAGGTGTGCCTGGCTGTCCTCCTGCCATTGCGATGACCTCGTCCATGGGGAACGCGGGGCCGCAGTCGACGTGACCCCCTCCCCAGGAACCAAGGTCGATGTGCTGGCAGACACCGCGTCCGTTGGACTGGGCCTGCTGGGCGTTGAGTCGGACGATGGGGATTCCGAAGGCGGCAGCCTCCTCTGCGATCCAGGCGGCGCAGTTGGAGAGCATGTTGGGGTGCCTGTGCCATTCGGCGTTGTCCCAAGCGGCAAAGGCACAGAGTTCCGCCGCCACGGCCACCGGATTGGCGTTGGCCTGTGTCCATGCCTTGTTGCCCCGTGAGACGTACTCGCCCACCGTGTTAGCTGTGTCGTCAATACCGACATGGGAGCTAACCCCACTCGATGGATTCGAGAAATATGAACCCAAGCTGGTGTAAGTCCGCGCTCCTTCGGCGGTGTGCAGCACTATGAGCCTGACTCCTGCCCCTCCCCTCGATGAGTAGTTGGGGCTGGGGATCCAGACTCGATGCAGGGCCACTATTCCTCGTCGTCAGGCGTGCTGTCCCCATGCGCCTGCTCCGATTCCGGCTCGGGGGCTGGTGTGACCTCAGTGCGCTCGCCGTGTTCGACGTGAGTGCCCTCTTCGGTGGTCAGTTCGGTGGACGTCTCGTGCTCGATACCCGGAGGTTCGATTGGCTCGCCAGTGGTGGGGTTGACACCAGGGTCATCGGTGGTGGACATGGGATTGCTCCTTCTATTGGGTCATCCAACTGACGGTGTCTAGGAAAAGCTGCCCGGTGGTGTTGAGGGCAGGGAACCGCAAGTAAATCTTGCCATCCGCGTCTATGTCGACCCGGTACACCCGCGCTGGGGTGACGTCCTCGACAACGAATACGGTCGCGGTCTGGGTGGGTGTAGTGCCCAGGGGACATGTGGCGATCACCGACATGTCAGGGGGATTGCCGTTCGGGAAGTAAATCTCGCCCCGGAGTTGGACACGTCCCCATGGGTCGACCAGATAGTCAAGGTTGGAGCTATGCACTGGTGCCCAGGGAGAGACCAGAGTCAGCAACGGCTGCCACAGCGGAGGCACCGGGGTAGTACCGGCAGGGCCGGTCGCTCCCACCGGTCCCTGCGCCCCAGTAGGCCCTACTGCACCCTGACCTCCCTGGGGTCCGGTCGGTCCTGTTGGCCCCGCAGGGCCTTGAGGACCGGCTGACATATTGAGGACTTGCCAGGCTGTTCCGTTCCACCAGTAGACGACGTAGGTCGTGGTGCCGATGAGCCAGACCATGCCCTGCTGCTCGGCTGTAGGGGCCGCAGGCAGGTAGCTGGTGTCAGGCCCGGTACCGCCGATGGTGAAGCCGCCTGGAGGCCCCAGGGGACCAGCGGGACCAGTCGGTCCTGGCGGTCCAGGTGGTCCCTGTATGCCCCCTGCGCCTTGAGGCCCTGGCGCACCTGGGGGACCAGGGAGACCCGGTGTCAGGATCTCAACGATGTCTGGGGTCAGGGCATCGATGGTGACGTCACTCATAGCTGCCTCGCTGTCCGATGGTCAGGGCCAGGTTGACCGATGGGGCCAGGGGCCGGGAGATGTTCGGGTCCACGTTGAAGAAGCCGCGCAAGGCCCGCACATTGACCCCGCCACTGAAGACCTGGCGAGCGGCCTGGGCGTACTGCACGAACAGGTCGTAGGTGTAGGCCCGCCCGATGCCCCAGAATCCGACCGCCTGGACCGCCCCTGGATAGTTGCCCTGGGAGAAGTACTGGAGGCTGTCAGCGCTGCTGATCTTCAGATGGATGGTGGCACCGTCAGCATCGATCAGGCACCGCCCGCTATCGGCGTCGAGGCGCATCACCAGGACGAAGTTGGTGTTGCGGATCTCCATGACGGCGTCATCGAGCGCCACCAGGAGACCGGTCTGGGAGTCACGCAGGCGAACGTCCTTCTGCCAGTCGCCCCCAGAGTCGAGGAAGAAGTCGTACTGTCCTAGAGGCATCTCACCACACCAGTGTCTGCACGAAGAAGTCTTGTTGCTGCATGTCGTTGACGACCTCCTCAGCTTTGACCTGTTCACCTAGTGCAGAGACAGTGAGATAAGTGCCGTGAACAAAGCCCTGCTTCTCGTACTTCGTCACGCGGTACACCACGTTGTCGTAGGAAAAGCGGTCCCGGAAATGGTTGGCCGTGAAGAGCGGATTTATCCGGAAGCGATCCATGGCAGCGGTCACCTGGAAGCAGACGCTGGCCGTTGACAGGACGTAGAAGCCCTCGTCGGTGTCGATGGGGTCGTCCTGGCGGAAGTCGAGGAACATCACGGGCAGGACAACAGGGGGGTACCAGGCCCGACTCGGACCTTCGTCATAGACGTTGTGCTTGGAGGATCCCATGGCGTCGTATTCGGCCCACAGGACCGACTCGCCCCAGTACCGCTGGTAGTTCTGCATGACCTCGTTCATGCGGAGCATCTGATCCTTCTGGTACCAGGCGGGGGTGTAGAGGGGCATTATTTTCTCTTCCTTGGCCGGGTGCCTTTGTGAATCAACCGCATGGCCTCTGGGGGAACACCGCTCTCGGCGTAGTGGAAGCCGTAGTAGTTCTCGGTGTCGGACGGGTCAGGCTCAGTGCGGATCTGGTTGGTGTCGATAGCCCAGACGTCATGCACACCTTGCTGCTGGCGAGCGAACAGTCCAGCAGCGGGGCGGCTCGGATTGACCTCACCGTACGGCCCCAGATAGGCCCCTTCTGGAGCAGTTGCCCTGGTCTCGACACCTCTGGCTGAGCCACGTAGGGGATCCTTGGACAGCAGACCCTGTCGCTGGATCGAAGCCCGGTTGCGCGCAGGCGAGTGGTGATACAGGTACTTCCCGATGGTGCTGCCACCCTCAGGCTGCGGGTAGTTCGGGTTGGGGCGCGGTCCCGGCTGGGGGTAGTCCTTCTTGGTGGGGATGGACTTGATGTCGAATAGTCGCCCAGAGAACTGCTCACCGTTCAGGGCACTGTGGCTCATCTACCACCACCCGACCCATCCCGTGTTGATGGTGGTGTAGGCCCAGTAGTACCCGGTCCCCGTCTTGGGGTCGATGTCGCGGGTCGGATCGATGTTGAGGCTGGGCTGGAGGGCCACGATGCGATGGTTCTCGTAGTCGATGAGATCCTGGGGCTGGTACTGGCGCTCTGGATTCCAGGTGCCCTGGTACGTGTACATCTTCTGGGTCACGTCGATCTCGGGCATCTCGCGCTGCGGCCAGGTGATGTCGTCGTACTCCTTCGACCGGTAGATGGGCACGAGCCGCTTGGTGGTCCGAGAGACACGTCGCAGTCGGCTCTGTGTAATCCGGTAGAGGCCCACGCCCAGGGCTGACGACAGATTCAGGTACTGCTGGTTCAGCCGGTCGATCATCTGGGTGATCTGATTGAAGGTCTGGCTGATCGGGATCGTCACGCCGTCCGGGGTATGGACGTCGTGCTGCTGGGCCACGCCCACCGCGATGTCCCACAGGGCCATGACGGTGACCAGGATCGAGATGGGGTACTCCTCGACCTCCTGGATCATCATGGGGGCCGGGGTGCCGTAGGCGATGGGCTGACCGCCTGTGCCCAACTGGGGAGGCCCAGGAGGGGGCGGGTACCCCATGTCGATCTGGCCTTCCCAGTTCTTGTCCATCCCGTAGGTGTGCTGGATGTAGGCCGTCCGCACATACAGGTCAAGCTCGGGGGGCAGCAGGTCGCGGTAATAGGTGCCCTGGGCCACCATGAGCATGCCCGTCGCCGGGGCCTCCCGGAAGGTCAGGATCCCACCGTGGTCGTCCAGGAGGAACTGCTGATCCACCGCGCAGGCGGTAGTACCCCCTTCGGTCGTGTCCGTGAGCACTACCTGGAGGGCATCGCGCTGGATGTTCTCGACGGGAAGCTCAAAGCGCCACGCCACGCCGGAGCAGGTCTGCCGACAGATGAAGGGCCGGGGCAGATCCCGCAGCCGGAGTCGAGCCATCTGTGCGATGCGCTGAGTCGAAGATGGGTTGACCGGTGGGTATAGCTGCCCCTGGTCCGAGTCGGGGTACTGCCCCGGCGTACCAGCGGTGATGTCATAGGGGTTCGGTAGCCCGGAGACCGGACCAGTCAGTGACACAGCACCAAGGCTACGTCCGGGTGGTCAGGGGGGACGCGACACCCCGACCTAGCATTGTCACCAACCGGCCCGCCAACGCCGGGGTCAGCAGTTTCGCCAAAAAATGCCCAGCCGACAGGGGAAAAATGCCTTCTCCTTTATTCAACTGCGTCAAACCAGGAGACGTAGCCAAGCTGGGCAGAATGGCGGATCAGTTCAAGAGGATGTCCAGAGAGCGGACGGTCAGGGGCGCTGCGGCCAAGGCTGGTGGCACTCTCCGCAACACCATGCAAAGCCTGGTGCAAGGCGACCCCAGCCTGAAGGAGTACCAGGACGTTGCTGCTGCCTTTCATGTCTGGCATGACCAGAAGAACGTCAACGTCGGCCTTCCGCCTGGACACTCGATGATGGGTCAGGCCGAGAAGATGCACCAGAGCTATCAGGTGAGCGATGTGGCGATGGATCTGGCGAAGCAGTCGGGTGAGGTTGAAGCTCAGTTCATCAAGGAGTTGCAGGATCGCTCGCGGGCCTGGTACCAGAAGTTCCTGGGCATGAGGGGGCCGCTCGGATGACGATGGTCAACCCGCCCACTGACGTAGTACCCAACCCCCCCTTCCTGGGGCTGTACACAGAGGAGGACATGGGTCTAAAGACGCTCCTCCAGGGCGTCACGGTCACCGACCTCAATGCCAAGGATCCTGACGCCCCCCGCCCGGTACCGGTGTGGTTCCACAACCCGGAGAGAGAAGAGCGCCGGATCACCTACCCCAACATCGTGATCAACATCACGGGGGAGCGGGTGGCTCATGAGCGCGAGCACCGTGGATATGTCCCCATCGGGTACCGCTACCTCCAGAACATCCCGCTGCCGGAGCCGAACCCCTCGATCTGGTGGCCCACCCCGCTGGACTTCGACTACACGGTGACGGCGTCTGCCCGGATCAACCAGCACATCAGCCAGATCAGCGGCACCCTGGCGATGGGGCGACTGCATCCGCGCTTCGCTCAGATGGATTGCCCAGGTGGCACGGTGCGCCGGATCACCATCATGGGAGTCAGTCGCACCAACAGCATGGAGGCTGACAAGCGGCTCTTCCGGCAGATCTATCAGGTCCGCATCTCGACTGAGGTGGAGGATCCCGTCACCCTGCTCACCACGAGGGTGCGTCGCCTCGCCCTCACCATCACCGACATGCAAGGCAACACCCTGCGGAGTCCGAGATACACCAGCACCATAAACCCTGGCGGTGAGCCAGCCCCCGAAACACCCGGCCAGTACCAATCAGTGGAGGAATAGCCCATGCCCACCTTGACCAGGCCAGGGGTCTACGTCGATGAGTCGTCGTTCCCCACCTACGTTGGTGCCACGCCGGGTACGGCGGCGGCGTGCTTCGTAGGCCCATGTCCCCGTGGCCCCCTGACGCCCACCCGTGTGAACTCCTGGAAGGAGTTCACGCAGTCGTATGGGGGCTTTGAGAACGTCTACCCGCCCAGCAATCTGCACCTGGCGGTCTACTGCTACTTCTCGGCGGGTGGCTCCAGTGCGGTGATCATCCGGGCCATCCGGCTCGACGCGTCAGGCCCGGTCCTGGCCTCTACGACCTTCAATGACCAGGCCACCACGTCGGTGCCCACTCTCCAGGTTGAAGCGGCCAACCCAGGGGCATGGGGCAACAATCTGTGGGTCAACATCCAGGCCGGTAACGTTCTGAACTCGTTGCTGGAGCCGATCACGTTCCATATCCAGGTGATGTACCAGGGCAGCGGACCAGGCAATGTGGTGGAGACCTTCAAGGATCTCTCGATGACGCCGGGGTCGACCAACCAGGGTCAAAACAACTACGCCATCCCCTTCGTCAACAACCCCTATACCGGATCGAAGTTCATCCAGTTGGTGGACTTGAACGCCGGGAGCAATGTGCCCCGGACGATCACCGATGGTGTGACCACGATCAACACCCCCAACTTCACGTCGGCCACCGCCAACTTCGTTGAGTCCGACGAGGGGGGCACGATTGTGGGGGCCGGGATCCCTCCTGGTACGACGATCAGTGACGTGACCAGTGCGACGGCCATCGTCTTGTCTCAGAACGCGACGGCTACTGCAACGGCTGTGCATTGCACCATCACGCCTGCCGCCTGGATCAACAACCCGGCGACCACCGCAGCCCCGGTCAACCTGACCGGAGGTAGCGATGGCTCGCCCATCACCTTCCAGGATCAGTTCGCTGCCCTCCAGCTACTGGATCAGATGCCGGATCAGCCTTTCGTGATCAATATGCCGGGGTACACCAACGGCTCAGACATCTCCAGCGTGGTGGGTTACGCGGAGCAGCGTGGCAATGGCTTCGTGGTCATCGACTGCCCGCCTGGCATGAGTCCCAGTGGCATGGTGACCTACGCCCAGGGCATGTCAGCCAGCGCCCAGGCTGCCATCTACTACCCCCAGGTACAGATCTCCGATCCGTACTACTCCACTCCTGGGGTGACCAGGATGGTGCCGCCTGGAGGCTTCGTCGTCGGGAAGTACATCGACACCGACACCAAGAGAGGGGTGCAGAAGGCCCCAGCGGGTCTGGGGGCCTCGCTGCTCGGGGCCTATGGTCTGGAGAGCACGTTGACTAATGCGGATCAGGGCAACCTGACCCAGGCCAATGTCAACTGCTTGATCTCAGTGCCAGGGTCCGGGGTGGTGATCTGGGGTGCTCGCACCCTGTCGCCCTACCTCGTGACGCGGTACGTCTCGGTGGAGCGGTCGTTGATCTACATCTCCACTCAGTTGGTGGCGCTCTCCAAGTTCGCGGTGTTTGAGCCGAACGACTGGGTGCTGTGGAACTCGATCACCTCGATCCTCAGCCAGTTCTTGAACCAGTTCTGGCAGAGCGGTGGCCTCCAGGGCACCAATGCTCAGGAGGCGTACTACGTCACCTGTGACGACACCGTCAACACCCCTGCCACCATCCAACAGGGCATCGTCAACGTCGAGGTCGGTGTGGCTCTTCAGTACCCCGCCGAGTTCGTCGTCATCGCTATCGGTCAGTGGGCTGGCGGTCAGAGCGTCAGCGTCGCGACCATCTGAGGAGGAACCATGCCCAACCGACCACTGAACTCTGATCCCCTCCGGAACTTCAAGTTCCACGTCACGATCACCTCACCGAACTCCACCGCCGTGCCCGCCAGTATCAACAAGATGGGCTTCATGGCGGTGTCTGGTCTCTCGGTCAACAACGAGGTCATCCCGTACCGTGAAGGCGGCGACAACACCACCACGAGGAAGATGCCAGGCCAGTCGGACTTTGGCCCTCTGACCCTGACTCGTGGCTTCATGGCGGTGCCGGTAGGTGTCAGTGCGGGCGGCTCCAGTGAGATCTACGACTGGTTCCAGATGATCTTCGCGGTCAGCGGTTCTGGTGGAGGCACTAACCCTGGGGGCTTGGACTTCAGGACCGGTGTCACCATCGACATCCTGGATCATCCGATCACCAAGGGTTCCAAGGCAGCCGGTCAGCCCTGGGGGAACTCCCCTCCCATCAAGGCTCGCTTTGCGGTGTACAACGCCTGGCCGATGGGTTACAGCTTCAGTGACCTTGAGGCCGGTGGCAATGCCGTCTTCATCGAGAACCTGACCCTGGCCCATGAGGGCTTCGGCATCGTGACCGCCACCATGAATCCAGGGGACTATGTCGGTGGGTCCAAGATGCCATGAGCGATCCTCTGGCTGAGTTCACCGGGACAGTCGTTGACCCCCGGATAAATCCGGAAGCGGCCAACGAACTAGCCGACCGACTGACCCGGTCTGATGTGCCACTCATGCCACCCCTCCCGGCAGACACGGTGATGCTTCCAGGGGGTTACCTGGATGAGGATGGACTACTCCACACTGAGGCGCGCATCCGCGAGATCAATGGGTCCGATGAAGAGGCCATGGCTCGTGAGCTTCGCAGCCCGACGATGAACATCCCGAAGGTGGTGGATCTCATCGTCAAGCGGTGTGTGCTCTCAGTGGGAGAGCTTGAGTCGACACCCAAGCTGCTCGCTCAGATGCTGACGGGAGATCGGGCCGCTCTCATGCTGGCGATCCGTATCCTCACCTTCGGTACGGAGTGGGAAGTGCCTGACTTCCCGTGCCGGATCTGTAGTCAGACCTTTGGCACCATCGTGGAGTTGGACACCACCATCGAGATCCGCAAGATGAAGAACCCCAAGGTGCAGGACATCGAGGTGGAGCTACGCAACGGCCACCTTGCTCTGGTGCATCTGCTGACCGGGGCCGTCCAGCTTGAGATGGTGGGTGACGGCAACAGGACCGGCCCAGAGGAAGCCACTATTGCTATCGACCGTTCGATCCGGTCCATCGATGGCAATCCGGTAACGGGTCATGTCGCTCAGAAGATGAGCATGGCTGACCGCCGCAAAATCATCCAGGCCATGTCCGATCAACAACCCGGCCCGCGCCTGGAGGAGGTGATGGTCACATGCTCCGAATGCGGGCGGGAGGCCGACTACCAGATCAGTCTGGTCGATCTCTTTCGTTAACGAACTCACCCACCTCGACCTGTTGTACCTCCAGTACCGGAGAATCGCTGAGCGGTTCCCAGGTTGGAGTCTGTCCGAGATTAAGGCCATGGGATACCCGGAGCGGATGCACTGGGTCCAAGTCGTCCTGGAGAAATAAGTGGCTGACGGCTACGGCGTAGGGCTGTTCGACAGCACCGGCCCTGAGAACTTCGCCAAGTCCATTGGCAAGATCACGTCGGCCCTGACCGGGGTCCAGAGTGCCTTCAGTAGCTTTGGTTCTACAGCGAGGACAAGCATTGGTGGTCTCACGCAGCTTGTCGATAGCTTGACCAAGAGCCTTTCCGGCTTGCAGACGCAAATCCAACAGGTGCAGTCCGCAGTAGGTGGAATGGGTGGAGGCGGGGGTGGAGGCGGGGGTGGAGGGCCTTCTACTCCAAGCGGTGCTGGGAGCGGCGGGGTTGGAGCGCGGGGACTGGTCATCGCAGGCAAGAACTGGGTTTCGCCCTCTGGAGGTGGCCCTGGTGGTTACGACCAGGGGCCAACCGGTGGTGCTCAAGGTGGGCGTCCGATGGATCCGGGCACTGCCGGGGCTATCAATGATCAGTTGAAGGATGTCTGGACGCGGATGCCGGAACAGACTCCGAAGCCCCAGACGCAGCAGTCGATGACCAATGCGCCGAATGGTGGCGGTGGTGGCGGGATGCTCCAGCGCGCCGCCCAGTCGCTCCCGGCTGCTGCCTTCGGCGCAGCGGTGAACACCATGCAGCCGGGGGGCTGGGGGGCCAGCATGGTCTCAGCAGCGGTCCAGGGCCAGTGGATCGGGGCCAATATCGGAGCGGCTTACGGGGCCACGGGTGCTCAGCAGCGCTCCATGTACGTCATCCCTGGCGGCACCTACGCCCAGAGCGCGGCTGACTACGCCCAGTCCAACCAGTACATGCAGATGTACATGGGGGCCAACCCCTTCCAGAACCCGAACACCATCGCTGGGCAGAACGCTGCCGCCTTCAACCGTGGTGCTCAGCAACTCATGACGCTGAACCCCACCATGACCCGGCAGCAGGCCATGGTGGCCCAGAACCAGATGCAGCAGCCGGGAGTGCTCAACGCTGGCCTCATGTTCGGCTTGAACTTCAAGCCTGGCGGCAAGGCCATGGACTCCCAGACCCAGATGGACATGATCTTCAACAAGCTGTTCGCAGGCTTCCCCGGTGGGAGACCGTCAGGTGATCAGTTTGCGTCGTACATGGCTCCTGGTGGCCCAGGAGAGAACAACCTGGCTGCCCTGGGCATCACGCCTGGGTCTGACATGTACGCCAGCTTCATGACCTACGCCCAGGCCAAGATCGGCCTGTCTGCTCAGGGCAAGGCCATGCCCTCCAACATCGGCACGAAGGCTGGAGCCAAGGCCATGGGTGGTGTCGGCAACACAGCGGCCTACGCCCAGCTACAGGCTCAATCAGCCAAGTCACGCATGGAGTCTCAGGCTGAGCCGGGTCTGGCGTCAGCAGCCAAGAATCTGAACGATGCTGCTGCTGCTCTGTTCAAGGCCGTGACCCCGTTGTCTGCCCTGGCTGGTGGTGGGATCGGCAAACTCTTCGGTGGACAGGGCCTGCTGGGCGGGGTCATGAACATGATCCCAGGCGGTGGCATCGCTCAGTCTCTGATCGGTGGCACTATCGGCAAGATCCCTGGTGTCGGCGGGATCATCAAGAGCATCTTCCAGCAGGGTGGACTTGTCCCAGGATCCGGCCCGCAGTTGGCTGTCGTCCACGGCGGTGAGTACGTCCTCACCAAGGACGACGTCGACAAGATGCAGGGCAAGAAGGGCGGTCACGGTGGTGGGAACGGTGCCGGTCTCCTGGCTGCTGGTGCTGGTGGCGGTGGTGGTCAGGGTGGTAACCAGACCATCGGTCAGTTGCTCGCGGCCAAGCCCAGCGATGCGGCTGTCACTAACACCGTGCTCGGCCAGTTACTGAATCCCCTTCCTGGTGGGTCAGCCATAGCGCAGATGTTCAAGCCGGGTGCTCAGCAGGGTGCAGGCAAGACGGCTGCTCCTGCCCAGGCTGGCGGTAAGGGAAATGCTGGTGTAACTGCTGTCGGGGGCCTTGACCGCGTGATGTCAAGTCTGGGTATCCAACCTGGCACTCCGGCAGCCGCCAATCTCACCGCCCTCTTGGGTGGAACTCTGGCTGGGGGAGGGGCAGGGACAGGAGGTGCTGCGAGCACCACCAACACCGGGACCGCCGCTAATGCTGCAACGACCAGTCCCTGGAACTACAAGTCGGCGGGCTTGGGGCCGATGGATCTGTCAGGGATGTTCGCACCCACAAGCCAAACCTCAGACGGTAGTGGTAGTGGATCTGGTGGCTCAGGTGGCACTGGTGCTGGTGCGCCCACCAATCTGAGCGGGAGCGGCAACGTCCAGCAGGCGTACAACTACTTCCTTGGTAAGGGCCTGAAGGACTACCAGGCGGCAGGCATCCTGGGCAATCTCGCCCAAGAGTCCGGGGTTGATCCAACACGGGCACAGGCGGGTGGGCCTGGGCGAGGCATCGCTCAGTGGGGTACCGGGCCTGGTTCAGGTCAACGCTGGGATGCGCTGACGGCCTGGGCCAAGGGTCAGAACCGTGATCCGATGAGCCTGTCCACTCAGCTTGACTACATGTGGAACGTCGAGTTGGCCGGTGCTTACGCGGGTGTGCTGGCACAACTGAAGGGGACGGCGAATGTCACCGACGCCACCACGGTCTTTGAGCAGGGCTATGAGGCTGCGGGCACGCCCGCCATGGCGAACCGCATCAGCTATGCCCAGAAGGTTCTGGCGTCCAAGGGGGCCAGTTACGCCCGTGGCACCCAGAACATCGCCCGTAGTCAGTTGGCTCTGCTGCACCGTGGTGAGGCGGTGGTCTCTGCTGCTGACAACTACTCGTCCAACCCCTATAACAAGGGCGGGGCACAGGGGAACGCCAGTGTGGTGCATCTCAACTTCAAGTCAGGCTCCATCGTGCTACAAGTGCCACCCGGCTCCTCCCAGCAGGACATGGACGGCATCGCCAAGCAGTTTGTCGCCGCGATCTCCAAGCCCCAGTTGCTGGCATCGGTGAGGTCGAAATAAATGCCCCGCCTGAATCCGCCCGACGTTCCAGGTAGCCCTTACGCCCAGAACCAGGCCCCGGTCCAGAATCCTTCTGGTGTCCAGGCAGCCAATGTAGCGAAAACCCTGATGAATATTCCGGGTGTTGGTCCCTGCCCTTATTACTGGGGCGGCAATATGCCCCCGCCTCAGGGACCGGGTCTTGACTGCTCCGGTCTCATGATCTACTGCTACAACACCGGTCCTGGTGCGCCTGGTCTTGCTCTCGGTGGGCGCACAGTGGCAGATTTCTGGAACAGCGGGTACAACACCATCATTGTTGACCAACAGGTCGACAACATCGCAACGTCGGCGGATCTGCAAAAGAAACTCATGGTCGGAGATCTGATCGTCTTCGGCCCCCCTGGTATCAGTGGCTCCCAGGGACACGTCTGCATGTACGTCGGGGGTGGGCAGGTCATAGAGGAGACCGGCCCGAATGGAGCGCCGATAGTTCAGCAGGCCCTATACGCACCTGGAGGAGCGAGTTCTTCGGATCCTTTCCTGGGAGTCCTACGTCCTAGTGGTGGGCCTGGGGCTGCCGGTACTGGTGGTGACTCGGGTCAGGGATCTGGTAATGCCCAGAGCACGACAGGAGCGGTCTGGCAGCAGGAGGCGGCTGCTCAGCAGGCCATCATCAACACGTTCCCTGATCCACGGGACAACCTTCCGTTCTCCAAGTACTTCCAGACGATGCACATGCAACCAGGCAACAAGCTGGTGCGCGGCGGGATCATTGACCTGACCACCAAGAGGTTCCGCTGCTACTTCATGATGAACCCACAGCAGATCTCGATGGGTTCCAACATCGATACCACGAACCTCACCTCGCCGCTGCAACAAGACCCTACGGTCCTACAGAACGGCAGCTACTGGGTCACCAACCAGACTGTCAGCTTCACCGTCTATTTCAACCGCATGTACGAGGTGTGGCAGGGCAACGTGCCCGGTCCTTCCGACATCGGCTGCCGCTGGGACATCCGTGCCCTGGAACGTCTGATAGGCATCTTTGACGCCCAGGCCAAGGCGTCGGTCGGTGTCGGTAACTACGGGGCCGGTGGGTATCCGCCCATGACTTACCCGCTCCAGGTGGTCTTCGGCGGGGCGAACTCCTACCAGTTCCAGGGCGTGATCTCACAGTTCGACTACGTCTACACCCTCTTTGACAGGAACATGATCCCTATCGAGGCGTATGCCGACATCGGGATCATGCGGATCTATCAGCCCGACATGTCCAGTCCGGATCTTGTCAACAGCCTTCCGATGACAGCAGCGACGGCGGGACAGTACCTGTCGAGTACCCAGGGTGCCACTGGGCCTCGTAGCGCTGCCACCCAGCAGTTCAATCTGAAGAAGGGCACCGGTTCGTAATGGGGTTCAACACCTTCTCGCGCTACTTTGGTCAGCCGGTAGTGATGGTGCCCACTGACACCGCAGGCGACATGACCAAGACGGTGTTCGGCCCTCCCCCGACCGGCCCAGTGAACTTCGCTTACTACACCGTGGTGGCTGGTGACCGCTTCGACACCATCTCCTTCAAGGTCTACGGGGATCCCGGCTTCTGGTGGAAGATCGCCAATGCCAATCCGGAGATCTTCTATCCCGACTACCTCGTGACCGGGGCCATCATCAGGATCCCGACGTCGTCATGACCGTCAGTGCCATTGCCAACACGATCTTTGACCCTGGTGGTCTCAGGGCCAGGAAGCAGGTCAACACCGTGAAGGTGATGATGACTGAGGGGATGCATGACACCGCCATCATCAGACTTCGCGGTGAGCGCACTGACCTGCCGGAGCTACAGCCTGGCACCCCGGTGCAGATGCAATACGGGTGGAATCCCTCTGACACCGACTGGTTCTACGGATATGTCGACCATGTGGAGACCTGCTACCACCGCTCCCTCCCAGATCAGTCCTCCTTTGAGGATGTGGTCTGCATGGGAACGAGCTACGCCTTGAAGGATCCCTTCACCGGGGCCTGGAGCCAGGTGCAGGCATCGACTCTGGCCCAGCTTGTGGCGAGTACATACTTCCTGGGGTCAGTGATCGAGAACGACGACTACTTCTGGCCTCAACTGTCCAATCCTGGGATTTCGGCCTGGCAGTTCCTCATCCAGCTTGCCAACAAGAACGGCTACACCCTGGCCGTCAACAAGACACTGCTGCGCTTCATGTCGGTCGACGTGGCTGTGCGCGCCTATGGCCCGAACATGCCGGTGTTCAAGACACGCAACACCGCCCCCAGTGTGGCCTTCCAGGGCATCAGCGAGTTCCACGCCGTGACTGGTGAGTCCTTCACCACCCCCGGTGCTACTAGCGCTGTTCGCACTGTCTCAGGCATGGACGTGCATAGCGGCACCATCGTTGGAGCCATCAACGATGGCAACGAGACCACCATCTTGGGGAGCACATCGGTCTACCCCTTCTTCAGTCAACAGGTCTCGGATCAAGTGGTTATCAGCCAGGGCACGGCCCAGAACACCCTGGCTGGTCTGGCCGAAGCCAACCGGTTCAACTATCAGGCCACCGCCACGCTCGTTGGAAAGACATCGGTCCACCAGGGCACGCCCATCGTGCTCAACGGGATCGACTCGGTCAACGACGGGGTGTGGTGGGTGCAGGAAGTGATTCACAAGATTTCGACGGTGGGTTACTCCATGGACGTGACCCTGGGCCGCGACTCCAAGGGTGACAGTGGCATGCGCCCGATCAATGGCACGGCGGTGGGCTTCGCTCCGAGTAACCCACTGGCCTACACCGTCGTCAATGCTCCCCCGACCAAGCTCGTCAACAATCGCTGGCGCGCCTCTCATCAGTTCAATGTCAACGTCAGTTAACCCCCAGCACCAGACCGTAACGCTCTTCCCTGGCGTCTACCCGGCCAAGGTCTACGCCAACAACGACCCGCTCGTTCAGAAGCGGATCCAGATGTACATCCCCCAGATCTTCGGCCTCATCCCGGTCAAGATCTGGGCACCTCCGATCTCCATGCCCCCAGCGGTACCGGCAGTCGGCACTGTGGTCTGGTGCATCTTCCATGGTGGTGACCCGTCCCATCCCACGTATCTCCCGCCGACGACCGGTGGTGGTGCCCAAGGCCCGCAGGGACCGCCAGGTGTTCAGGGTCCACCAGGACTCCAGGGACCACCGGGAGCGACAGGAGCTACGGGTGCGACTGGGAACCAGGGTCCGATAGGCCCCACAGGCCCCTCAGGAGGCCCTCCTGGGCCTACAGGAGCCACTGGGAACACTGGAGCGGCAGGACCGACCGGCCCCCAGGGAATACAGGGCATCGCTGGCCCTACTGGTGCTCAGGGAGCGACAGGGGCGACGGGAGCAACAGGGGCGACGGGTGCCTTCGGTGGACCGACCGGCCCCACTGGTCCGATGGGACCGCCAGGGCTGACCTACATCCAGCGGATCAGCGGCCCGGTGCTGGGGACCACCTACACCATCGCTCACAACCTGAACACGTCTGTGCCTCTCGTGCAGCTATGGGACGCGGTGACAGGTCAGATGATCCAGGGTGAGGTCACTATCCTTGACGCCAATGATGTCCAGGTGTCCTTCACCGCGACGCCCCCTCATGACGTCAACGTGGTGGTCACTGGCGGGGCTTCTGGTTTGCCCGGACCCACCGGCCCAGCCGGTCCCACCGGGCCTCAGGGTATAGCTGGTCCCACCGGGCCGACTGGTCCCACCGGGCTGACTGGGCCGACAGGTGCTGCCTCGACAATCCCTGGCCCCACCGGCCCCACTGGCCCGACTGGTGCCCAGGGATCAAGCGTCAAGATTCTTGGCACCGTCCCCAATGCCGCCAGTCTTCCTCCGGTCACTACACCAGGGCTGAATGCTGGCGACGGCTACATCACTGCTGACACCGGGCACCTGTGGGTCTTCAGCCCTACCCCGACGCCGCAGTGGACTGATGTTGGTCAGATCACTGGCCCCACTGGGCCGACCGGCCCTGCTGGAGCTACGGGAGCAGCCGGTGTCACAGGTTCGACTGGTCCCATTGGACCTACTGGACCCACTGGCGCTACCGGTGCCGCAGGTATCTCCAACATCCCCGGACCTACTGGGCCGACCGGCCCTCCGGGTATCGCTTACCACCAGTTGTTGACCAACCCAACAGTGGCGGGATCGCCCTACACCATCACTCACAATCTGAACTCGCTCTATCCCCTGGTGCAGCTATGGGATGCCACCAACGGCCAGATGCTCGCGGCCGAGATAGCGATAGTGGACAACAACGACGTGACGGTCTCGTTCACGGCCACGCCCCCGCACAGTGTCAACGTGGTGGTGGGTGCAGGAGTGGGGGCCGGAGGAGCAACAGGAGCAGCACAGACCTTGGCCTACCAATACACACAAGCCAATGCAGCCACTGTCTGGACGATCACTCACAACCTTTCCTTCATGCCCAACGTCACCGTGGTCGACTCGACGGGGCGCGAGATCTGGCCGGGAGACGTCCAGTATCCCAACGCCACCACCGTGCAACTGACCTTCTCCGCTGCCGTAGGCGGCTTCGCGTATCTGAGTTAGGAGACTGCCATGCCCGCCTTCTACGGAGCCGTCGACCTAGTCCAGAACGAGCTTCGCAATGCCATCATGCAGAACCTGGGGTCAGCCCCAGCGACGCCCCTCAAGGGGCAGATCTATTTCAACTCGTCGTCCAACACCCTCTTCTGGTACAACGGCACCGCCTGGGTGAGTGCAGCGGGGGCAGCGGCATCGGCCACGGTCACCACCCTGGCAATCGGAGGCGCAGCGGCAGCCGGTTCAGCGGGCACCTTCAGCCAGGGCGACCACTCCCATGGGATGCCAGGCTTCGGAGCGACGGTCACTACCGAGACTGCCTTCGGTCAAGCGAGTGCCGTCGGTAGCGCTGCCACAGTCGCTCACTCCGACCATACTCACGGCACTCCAGCGGCTCCTGCGGTTCCTCCCAACCCAGCCACCACGGTCACCACCCAGGCGGTCGGTGACGCCCCGACAGTCGGCACACTGGTCACGTTCGCTCGTGAGGATCATAAGCACGGGCGTGAGGCTTTCGCCGCCACCGTCACTGCTGCGACTTCGTTCGGTCTGGCGAGCGCCATTGGTTCAGCCCTCACTCTTGCCCACGCTGACCATACGCATGGTACGCCGGTCCTACCCACGCTGGACGCCATACCTGCACCCGTGGCGAATGTCTCCATGAATGGTCTGAAGATCACCAGCTTGGCTGACCCCACTCTGGCTTCGGACGCAGCCACCAAGAACTACGTGGACGGTGCCCTTCAGGGCCTGTCCTGGAAGGCCCCTTGTCGCGTTGGTACGACGGCCAACATCACCCTGTCGGGCACGCAGACCATCGATGGCGTGGCGGTGGTAGCTGGTGACCGGGTGCTGGTCAAGAACCAGACCACAGCCTCTGGCAACGGTATCTATGTGGTGGCTGCTGCCGCCTGGGCCAGATCAGCGGACTCCACCACGGGTGCCCAGATCGAGAACGAGGCCACCTACATAGACCAGGGCACCACTCTGGCGGGCACGGGATGGACATGTACCACCCAGATGCCCATCACCCCTGGCACCACCTCGCTGACTTACGTCCAGTTCTCCGGGGCAGGCACCTACAGCGCTGGCAACGGTCTCACTCTGACTGGCAATGTCTTCGCGGTCGGTGCTGGCACCGGCATTCTCTCGACACCGGGCCAGGTGGCCGTGGACACCACGGTGATCGCCACGGTGGCATCGGTCAATACTGCCGTGGCTGGCATGGTCAAGAAGTACGCCGGAGCGCTCAATGGCTCAGCCTCACCGGAGACCATCACCCACAACCTGAACACCCAGGACATCACGGTCATGGTTCACAACAGCGCATCGCCCTTCCAGTTCATCCAGGTGGACTGGGCCGCGCTGACGGTCAACACCGTACAGATCACCTACAACCCCGCTCTGGGGACCGGATGGAGAGTGGTGGTGATGGGCTAGTGCCTCGTAGCTATGGGATCACCAACGCGGCCCCCTGGGCCAGCGCCCCGGCAGTTGGTGCTGCGGGGGACATGTACTACAACACCGCCAGCAAGACCTTCTGGATCTCGGACGGCACCCAGTGGAACCAGATCCAAGGCTCGGGTGGAGGCGGTGGCCCTGCCTATGCGGACGTGTCAGCGACCGCCCCTAACCCCAATGCCCCGGTCATCACGCCTCCTGAGGGCCTGATCTGGATCGACACCAGCACCAACCCAAGTTGGGCGGCTTACACCATCACTGGTCCCACCGGGCCAGCCGGGGTGACCGGCCCGACCGGCGCAGCAGGGGCAGCCGGTTCGACCTTTCAGGTCATCACGATCTCTGCTACCACCACCCTGCCCAGTGCGGTCAACACCGAGTATGTCGTCAAGTGCATCGGCACGCTGTCGGTAAACCTGCCCCCGGCACCGGGCAATCTGAGCATGTACACCATCGTGAATGCCAGCACGGGTGCAGTGACGCTGGTTCCTAACGGTGGTGACGTCATCAACGGCTTCGCCTCAGGCTGGGTGCTCCAGTCCCAGTACGACAGCATCACCATCATTTCTGATGGAGCCAACTGGATGGTGCTGGACTTAAACTTCCAGCCCACCTACATCGGTCTGCCCACTGCGGCAGGTACGACCAGTGGGACAACGTCATACACCATTGGTACGGCCACCATACCTAATGCTCCATACGGTCGGGTGATTCGTGTTGATGTGCTTTTATCAGGTGGACCGTTCTCAGTAGCAACCGACGTATTCCAGCTTACTTTTTCGACCACTTGGAACGTCGCCCAGAACCTGCCAGGAGGTTGGAAGATCGCACGGTTTGCAACCAATACACCGGTCACATTTTCCAGCCAGTACTTCTATCCCGCCAATACTGGATCCGACACCGCCACTTGGTCGGTTGTGCGTTACTCCGGAACAGGAACGCTGAATATACCCACAGGTGACGGTAGGTTTTACTACTGCAACCTCGACATACAACCGGTGATCTGATGCCAGTCCTCCGCTACTACGACACCACCCAGGCTGGCTACATTGCCTTGCCGGGACTGCCTGGACCCATCGGCCCGACCGGTCCCACCGGTCCTGGGGTCATGTACCCAATCTCGGCCTACGTCACCCTGACCGCTCCAACGGTGGCCTCGTCGCCCTACACGGTGACGCACAACCTCAACACCACCACTCCCATCGTGGAGATCTGGGACACCGTCACCAACAACTTGGTGACCGCCCAGGTTCACGTCGTGGATGCCAACCACGTACAGGTCAGCGTGTCGGAGAACATGCCGAACAACGTCAACGTGGTGGTGATGGGTGCGCCGTCCTCCCCGGCCCCAGTCGCTCCCGGTGACATCGTCACCAAGAGCTACCTCAACAGCGTCATGTACAACCTGGCGGTCTATCAGACGCTGAGCGCTCCCACGGTGGCCTCCTCGCCTTACACCGTCACCCACAACCTCAACACCACAACGCCCTTCGTGCAGATCTGGGACGCGGTGACTGGCAACTTGGTGGAGGCCCAGGTACACGTCCTCGACGCCAACCATGTGCAGATCAGTGTCGCCACCAACATGCCCAACAACGTGAACGTGGTGGTCATGGGAGTGGGCCAGGCCCCGGCTCCCAACGTCGCCAGTGACTGGGTCAACAAGGCATACGTGGACGCCCGCACCCCCAACCTTCCGCCCCCTATCAACTCCGGCTCGGGAATCCAGTCCTTCACCGATGTCCTTGGTGATGTATGGATAGCGGCGAACGGGGTCTACAACGGGAACTGGAAACGGGCGCGGGATGTGTTGTGCTCTCGTGTCTACCGTGCTGCTGGATTCAGTGCCTGGCCTACCACCCAAGCCGTTTATGGTTGGGACACAGTTAGCTTTGACCCTTATTCGTTCTACACGATGGGTGGGTCTACCTGGACGATCCCTGTAACTGGTAGGTACCGAATCTATGCACAGGCCCCTGGTATCGCGACTGCGGTTGGTCAACAGGGAACCCTCTATCTCTACAACGGTGCGACCGTTATTTGCGAAGGTTGGTCCGCTGCGGGAAGCACCACGAACTGGACATTGGCCTCGCTACTAGACGAAGAACTGTTGACTGCTGGTTCGCAACTTCTCATTAAGTTCGCCGCTGCGGCCGCGTGGACTGCTGCGGTTGGGAACTGGGCTGCCTTCTGCGTATTTGAATACATGGGAACGGGGTGACGTATGAGCATTGTCCACTTTGAGTTACCCGACACCGACCGGGGCACACTGGGGGCAGCGGTCGACCTCAACACGGTCAACTACCCAGGCAACTACTACTGCGCTGGCTCTGGCAGCAACCCCAACAGTCCGCCCTTGCCGACAGGACCGTTCATTCTGGAGGTGCAGTCAGTAGGGAGCTACGCCTATGTCCAGCAGCGGGCTACCTGCATCGCTCAGCCCACGTCCTTCGCGGTCAGAGAGTACAGCGCTACTGCTTGGTCAGCTTGGCAGTACAGTACGCCTTCAGGGGCGATCATCCAGCGGAAGATAGGCCAGAGGAGCGTGACCGCCAGTGTTACTGGTGTCGTAACGAATCAGGTCTGGTTTAACTACGGCCTCACCAAGCAGCGTAGCGATTCCGTTATGACTGTCGAGGCAGTCTCATCGTTCTATGTGTCCGTGGCCCCAGACACCGTGACTTATAACGTGGGGTACCAGTCCGGTGTCTACACCACACTTGGTCTGTTCACCATGAACAACGCTAACGAACACCACTCATGGGGTGGGATGTGCAATATTGGTGGGTCCGGAGCCGTTGGTTCCGTCACTATCACCTTTGCACTCTCTAAGACGGGCAGTGGGGTCTGGTACTTCAGCGGTGACTATATGTCTTGGGCAGTCAGCGAGGTGATGCCATGACCCTCATCAACTACACCGACCCTGTCCCCATCCCTGCCCCTCTCACCAGTGGGTCGGGTATCCAGACCTACACCGATCCGACCGGTGAGTTGTGGGTGGCAGCTAACGGTGTGAATGGGGGGGTATACAGGCGGGCGAGGGACGTAATGCACGCTAAGTGGTATCGGAATGCTGGCTATAACACCGCCACGGCTCTACAGGCATTCAACTGGGATGCGATGGTAAGTGATCCGTACTCACTATTCCAAGGGTCGGGTAGCAGTTATATCAACCTCCCCTTCGCCGCTTGGTGGCGTATCTGTATGCATATCTCAGTGGCTGCAACCGCAGTAGGACAGATTGTGACTGCCAGTCTGATAGCCCCCACCGTTGGAGGAAACCTTGCCTATGCGACAGCACACGCTGGAGCGGCTGGCAACGTAAGCCCCACAGCCGACACCGTTTTTATTACTTCGGCTGCTGCACAGATCCAAACCCAATATGCAGGTTCGGTTGTTCTTGCCGGGTATATGGCTCAAGGAGGCGCAGGTAACTTCTGCACGGTCGACTTCGTTGGTACTGGATAGGCTTTTATTGTGATCGACGGCCCGCGCCCTGTGCGCTTGCAAAATAGTGGGGACATCTACCGGGAACTCGGCCCCAACTATTCCAGCCAGGAGCTACTGACCACGGCTGCCCTGCGGACGGCACTGATCCCTGGTGATGAGATCGTGGCTGAAGTGCGTCCCCCCATCGCCACCCTGGGCGACAGCTTCCCGCCCCGGTACGGCTACATGGACTACCAGGAGCGCCAGCCCTCCATCACCCAGGTGCTCGACGTCGACCGCAGCTACCCCAACCAGCGGTGGGACTTGTCCGGGGGGGTCGCTGGCTGGCAGGGCGCAGCGCGTAACGTAGGCGTGGAGGACGTCTGGTAGGAGGTGATTTTTCGTGGCTCGTGGTGTACCCACTGACATCGGACCCATCGGCAGCTTGGCTCCCCCAGCCGCTAATCCGCACGGGCGGATCGTCGGACTCATCCCGGCCCTCAAGACCCTTGGTGTCGTCGGCACGGTCGGTGGTGCCCTGGCGGGGGCAACCATCGCCAGGCATGGGGCCAAGGACTACAACGACGAGGAGACCTTCGACATCAAGGGTCAGGCGGGCGGCAGGCTTGTCCAGATGGGTGGTTCCAGGCCCTGGAGGCCTGCTCAGGCGGCATCTCATGCCACCCATGGTGACGAGGATCCCTTCGCCAGTCCGGAGGAGGAAAGGGCGGCGTTTGAGCACGCCAGGAAGATGGGCAAGGCAAACCGCTCCTTCTATCACGAGATCATAGGCACCCCGAAGCATCGGCCCATCAAGGAGGATCCGTTCGGCCTGGGTGTGCCGTCCCACAAGCCCATGGATACCTCCGACCTGAGAAACTGGACGCCCTAGGAGGGCACATGGCTGAGACCAAAGACCGCAGCATGAACGCAGAGCTACTCGCTGGCATGGTGGACGGCACCTACAAGCGGGTCATCCGCGACCGCAGCAACTACCCCGATCCTGACCGGCGACTCCAGCGCGCCGACAAGCTGGCTTTGTGCCATGAGGGTGGCAGTGGCTTCGGGGTGGCTGAGCTACCGGAGAAGCGCACGCCGGATGGTCGCTTCACTTATGACCAGGGCTTCATCCCCCCTGTGACGGGGTAATGCCTCGCCTCCTGGTCTGCCGGGAGTGCAAGACCATCGAGCAACTCCCGCTCTATGACGGCCCGCCTCAGCTTGAGGCCCAGGATCCCCTCCTGGACAATCTCGTGCGTCGGCATGTCCAGGCCCATGGTGACATCACTCCGGACAGCGCGGCCCTCCTGGTGGCCTCTGAGGATCCCTGCAACTGTGTCAAGTGCCGGGGCCGCAGTGGCAGTTTCTGGGACGCCCACCGCAACGAGGTGCTGGGTGGCCTCAAGGAGCGCTGGACCGGCTTCCACCCGGAGTACTACGCCACCAAGGATACCTACGCAGAGGACGCCCTGCGCTGCTACCGGATCCACCGGGAGCCGAAAGGCACCGACTGCATTGACTACCGCGACGACAGCCGCAAGCTCTCGGGCAGGAACTGGCCCAAGGATAAGTCGGTCTACCTGTGCGACTTCTGCCCGGTGAAGGTCTCGGTCGACACCGCCATCCGCTGGGCGGCTGGGATGTACAAGAAGGAGCCTGGCGAGGTTGACTGAAATGAACGGTTCAGACCCAGTCCCCCAGGAAACGCCGCCCCAGGAGGTGGTCACCCTCTTCCTGATCGTGGTCGACCCGGACGGTTCTTCCAGGGCGGTCCTGAACACCGAAGAGCGGTTCATGGCGCAGCGGATCGCTACCCCTAAGGATGTGTACCCGGCGCTCGCCAACGTCCTGGCTGATTTCCAGGGCCTCAAGACTGCTGAGGCCATGTTCAGCTTCCAGATGCAGATGGCCCGCTCCTCCCAGGAGGCCAGCCAGGCTGCCGGTCAGTCGGAGGAGACATGAGCTACGACAGCATGTTCAAGCTCGGCAATGACCCCGACTTCCAGGGTCGTGTCAGGGTTTGCGCCTACCAGGAGTGCCAGGCCACTCTGGATGACTTCGATCACCCTGACTGGTCGAACCTGGCCTATGACACCCTGCGGGGCGCGGACCACGTCATGGAGGCGTGGATCCGTATGGTGGCGAGGTTCCCTGGTGTCGCGGATGCTGCCGGTGATCCACCGGACCAGAGCCAGGTACCTGATGACGCCATTCAGGCGGCAGTTGTGGAGAGCTATCCCATCGTTGCCAGTATGTGGTACAACCCGAACGGCACAGTCTGGAGTGGCCTGTTCAATCCTGACCTGCCCCCAACGACGGCTCTGCCTCCTGAGCAACCAGGAGAACCTGTCATCCCTGTGATCGCTGAGGTGGTTCCCACCAGTGGGCCAGGTGGCACCGTGATCGAGGTTCGGGGCATGACCCTAGCCAGCGCCACCATTGTCAACATCGGGGCGGACTTGACCGACCTCACGGTCACCGATGCCACCATCATCGGCACCCTCCCCGATGGTGTCGACCCAGGCGTCTATCCCGTCCTGGTCAGTTTTGTAGATGGCACCGTCACCGAAGGCCCGGACTTTGAAGTCACTGAGTCTGCGCCTCCCTCTTCTCCGGAGGTCACCAGCTTCACCCCGAACAGCGGAGGTCAGGGCACCACGGTCGTCATCTTGGGGACTCTCTTGAGCGGTACCACCAACGTCAATATCGGTAAGGACTTGACCAACCTCACCGTCAACAGTGACACCCAGGTGACCGCCACCCTGCCCTCCTACACACCCCCCCAGAAGGGTGATCTCCCGGTTGTGGTCACTGTCGATGGGGCCAACTACACCGCTCCCAATACGTTCAGGGTCACATAGTTCGCCCCTGGCTCGGGCCTCCAACATGGCCTCGCAGTACTTGCCCAGTAGACCTGCCTCATAGAGACGCTTGAAAACCTCCACCTTCCAGGTAACCGGGTCTGAGCGGTTGGGTCTCACAAGCGTCTCCAGAGGCCCCTAGAGGCCCCTGTGACCGACTACAGCCGCATCTGGGCTGTCCAGCCTTCAAAGTACTGGTAGGCGTCTTCCAGGGGTACAGGGTCAGCGTGCTCATGGCCGCAAGCCCAGTCCCCCCAAGGATCGCGGTAGCAGGGGGGACCGGACTCGTCATGCACGAGGAACGTGCGCCCAGAGCGAGGGAGGTTCTGGGAGGTGATGATGCCCTTCTGAGTCGCCATCAGGTGATGATGACGCCCCCGGTCAGGGTGCCGGTGCCAGCAGGGGCAGTGACCACCACGTTGGCGGGGGACATGGCCGTCGTCAGGGTGGTTGTGGTGGTGACGGTGATCAAGCTCGGGCTGACCACGGTGAAGCCAGGTTGCGCTACGCCACCAATGCTGACAGCGGTGGCTCCAGTGAAGTCGGCCCCCTGGATCTGGACAGCAGTGGCGACACCGTGAGTGAGGATGCTCGGCTGGCACGACTGCACCACCACCGGGTTGGTGACGATGCCGGTGATGGCCGTGACGGCATTGCCAGCGTTGGTCTGGGCCGTCTGCTGGCGGGTCTTCTCAGCGGCCAGGGAGATGTTGGCAGCCGCTTCACGGGCGTTGATGGAGGCATCAGGTCGGACCACTGAGGCTGTCGCCACACCCTGGAGGGCCTGGGCTGGCCCCTGAGCCGGGGCACCGGGGCCGGGGCTGTAGGGAGGAGGCTGCGGACCCTGGGACTCGTCACCCCAGAGAGGCAGGTAGGACGGCGACTGGGACCACAGGGTGGTGCTCACGTTCCAGGCCGGGACGGCGGCAGCGGCAGCCTGGTTGGCCGGAAGCTCCAGGGTGTTGAGGATGTAGGGGTTTGCCAGGGGGTTGTAGGGCGTTGCCATCAGGCGTTGGCCTCCTCTTTCTCAGCTTCCGATTCGACCTCGCCGCCCTCTTCCCGCTCGGCTAACTGGCCCACGGTGAGGTACCGCGTCTCCATGTCCTCTGGCTCTGGCTCCTCAAGCTCGACGGCAGGAGGATGGGCCAACTGCTCCAGGCTCAGCGGAGACTCCAGGAGGCTCCCCCCAGTGAGGCGAGGATCCTCTGGATGGCCGTACAACTCGATCTCGTTGTTGGCTGCCGCCAGGCGGTCATCCTCTGGCACCAAGGACTCGTCCACCAGGACGCCCTGGGCGATGAACTGCTGGGCTGCTCCGGTCCTGGCCGGTAGCTCCCAGGGGCTGAAGACGGTGGGCGGGTAGTAGGCATCCATCGGAGGCGGTGGCTCGTCTAGTTCGCCTTCCCTGGCTTCTACCTGGCCCTCGCTCTCAGTCTGAGGCTCGTCGCCAGCGGCGAGGTCGACCAGAGTGGACGTATGGGCGTGAGGGGAGTACTCCACGCCGCGCTCATCCAGTAGGGCCTTGAGATCCTCGCGGTCCATCGCTTCCAGGTCTTCACGGGTGGGGGCAGCGTCAGTCATGCCCATAGTCTTGTCGACCGGCTCAGGGGGGCCTTGACCACCCGGCTACGATCCTGCTATGGCATTCGCTGAGGTTCCGGAGATCGCCGCTGAGGCTGGGGCTGGAGGTGGTGAGGCTGGTGCTGGTGAGGGCATGACCCCGGACTTCAATGACCTGCCCGTGAAGAAGATCACGAGCGCCATCGGAGGGATGATCGGTACCGGTGGTGGTGACAAGGAGCGTGCAAATATCGGGCCGATAGGGAGCATGATCTAGCCCGCATTTTCCCAGGCCAGGGACGCGAGAAGGCCCCCTTCTCCAGGGGGCCTTCTGCATGGCTACAGAGCTACCACACTCTGACCGCAACAACCAACCGAGTGGAGGTTCCCGTGGTGGGCCTCACTGTAGCAGGTTACGACGCCTTTTTGCCGGAGCGCACCAGCACCCGGCTCTCCTGGGCCGTCTCTTCCTGCCCGTCTGAGTCCTTCTTGAACTCCTGGAGGCCCCGGCGAGCCAGGGTCTGCTGCACGTACTGGTAGGGCCAGTTGCCCAGGAGTCGGGAGATCTCCATGATCCCCTGGCCTCCCAGGAACAGTTCCACGATGGTCTCGTCGCGGATCTGGGACTCGTCCCACTTCGCCATGGGCGACTCGGAGCAGTCCTGGCTACACCAGAACACGAACCGTCCTATGCGACGGCGCGCCCCCATGAAGGTGCCGCAGCAGCGGCAGTGCATCTCCAGTAGCTCTTCGTCAGCCATCAGTTCGGCCTCCCTCCGCTACGGGCGCACTTCACTGACGCTCCCTTGCGCGGGAAATGTCGGTACAGCTTGCCGGTCTTGGTCAGAGCGACACGCCTGCCGCAGTACGGACAGGTCGCTTTGGTCGAAGCCATCAGCCCACCTTCCTGAGAGCCGCGATGATGTCGTCGGTGTAGCTCTCGGGGAAGACGGCCCCGGACATGTTCTCTCCGTTGGGCAGCAGGTTGATGCCCACCCGGATGAGGTTCTCCCGGAGACCGGTCTTGATCCTGGTGATCCGCACCTCTCGGTTGTCAGCCAGGGTGACCCGGCTAACGATCTCAGGGGCCAGGAGGCTCTCGGTCAACGGGGTGACGTTGGTCTTGGCCGGAGTCCTGCTGCGCGGAGTGGTTTTCTTGGTAGGGGTAGTCATTTTCCTGGGTCTACTTTCTGACATGGAACACTCGGTCTTTCTCTATGAGGGGTAGGTGCTCAGGCCCCTTGATGCTTGCGGACACAGTGGTCTCACGGTAGTTGCCGTGCTTGTCGATCCACCGTCGCTTGTGCTCCCTGGAGCGCCAGCGGTGGGTCCAGAGCACAGTCTGGGGCACATGGTCGGGGTCAGTGTGCTGTGTGGGACGGTCGACGGGCCGTAGCTCTACGACAGTCACCTCTGATAGCGGGCTGTGCGCCCGCTTGAGCCGCTTCAGCATGGGCCTGTCGGCTGGCATGCGGAAGGGAATCTGCTCCTGGACGAACTCCCAGAGGGAGATCAGGAAGCCATAGAAACGGTTCTGGGAGACCGCGTAGCTGTCAGCGTTCTCCTGGTAGATCTGGGCTGCCTTGGGGTCACCGTGTAGCTCCACGAGGAAGCCGTTGTCGAAGTCCCTGGCAGCCAGGTTCTGGACCCGCTGGCCCCACAGGATGGGGTTGATGTGCTGGAGAGGTAGCTCGCACAGGGAGACAGTGTCCTGCTTGCCCCAGCGTTGGTAGAGATCCCGATTGATCTCATCCAGTTCGTCTCTAGCGTCGGTGAACTGGGCAATGACCACGCCCTGAGGCTCTTCAGACCATAGGATGCCCTTGATGGACATGACCCGGCCCCTGGCATCGAGGATGTGGATGGGTCGCTCCAGGTAGATGAAGCCCCGCTCGCAGGGCAAGTCCTGGGGCAGCACCACCTCGTGCTCGTGGGCCTGGTAGGCGTCGGTGAAGTCCCACAGGCGGGCGATGATCTCCCGGCGCACATAGAAGGTCTCAGCGGTGTCGAGCCGGGATATGAGGTACTCATCGATCTTGGCCGGGTTGCCTGCCTTGTCCTTGATGATGGCGTAGTGATCAACGATCTTCTGGAACTCCTCGATGAAGCCGTGCCGGTAGCTCGATGTCGACCACCAGCGGACGAGGTCGACCTGCTTCTCCAGGACATCGATGGGTCGGTAGACGGTGGTCACGGCCAGATCGCCTCAGGACTCCGCTCGATGCGGCGTAGTCGTTCCTTGTCGTAGGGCACCCAGACTGGCTGCCCAGTGTCCTCGATCTCCTCGATGACCCGGTAGTAGCGGTCGTACTTCGCCCGCCGCTTGCGCCGCCCCAGCCAGTACCAGAGAGCCAGGATGGGCAAGCAAAAGACGATGAATACCCAGTCGACCTCGATGAACAGCACGGAGGTACCGGCCCCCAAGAGGAAGCCGGTGTACCACCGCGACCAGAGGTCTTTCTGGTTCTCCATCAGGCCCATGCACCCGTAGGGGTCCATGTACCGGCCCAGCCGACGCTTGCCTCTGACCATGCGGTACGAGGGAGCCGGAGGATTCTCATCCCCACGTAGCTGCGCCCAGTAGTTCTGGGACTCCAGCAGGTAGGGGTAATACTTTGGGTGGCCCCCGTAGTTCTGTGGTAGTTCGATTGCCATGGTCTCAGTATAGCATGCGGCATGGAGTTGTGAGCGTCACCATGTCACTCTTCGTCTTCGTCGTCCTCGTCAGGCTCCAGTTCGTCCCAGCCCTTGGCTGAGCCGATCTGATCGCCCACGTAGCTGACGTGTGACCGGAAGACGTTGATGGCCTTGTCGAGGGCCTCCTTCGCTTCGGTCACTGCGGTCATGGCATCCTCTTCGCTCACCGGCTTGCCGTCCGCATGGACGTAGTTCTCCATGAGGTAGCGGACCACCTGGCTGCGAGAGGTGGTGTCCTCGTCCCCGTAGTAGCGCTTGCTCACTCGTTCACCCCCTCTCCTGTCTTGACCTTCTTCCAATCGACCCCGAACGCCTCCAGGGCATTACGTAGCCTGGTGATGTAGGGCACGTAGACCTGGCAGGTAGGGTTCCTGGGATTGAGGGGAGGGTCACAGGCCACCTCGATGGCAGCCAGGAACACCTCGTACTCGGGGGTGCCCTCCTCGATCATGACCGGTAGTCGGACAGCTTGGCGGGGCAGGACCGTAGCTTGGCTCCGATGTCTGCGATGTCGCGGATGAATCCGTCAGTGAAGTGGTCGCCTTGAGTGTGATGGGTGAACTCGTGGATCACCAGGGCGTCCAGGGCCTCCTGGGTCACGGTCTTGGGGAAGTGCCGCCCGACGTTGCGGAAGTAGATGGTCATGGTGCGCCCGCCCCAGGAGGCAGAGGATCGCTTCTGCCCGGTGCTCGCCATCGAGTACTCGACGTCGGGAGCAAAGCCCAGGACGTGCTTGCCCAAGGCGTGGATGTAGTCCTCCACCTGGAACATCTCCGGAGTCCAGTCGGCCCGCCTGATGGGTGGGATGCCGTCCGGACTTGTCGGAACGTGGGTCTGGATGACCTGGCCCGCAGGCTTGAAGGTCTGTCGCTCACGCATGCGGTCCCACATGTCAGTGCTCAGTGTTCGACCGCCGATGACCTGACGACCCTGGTCGTAGGCCCGCTTGACTGCCTCTGGATTGGAGGGGTCCATGATGACGGCGTTCTTGCCATAGATGCCCTCCATCACTGAGTCGAACGCCTCGTCGCTGGCGGTGGCGACCACGTCCTTCACCCAGGTGGACTTCTGGTCGACTGAGGTGAGGATGTCGAAGGTGGCGTTGAGAGTGACCTCTCGCAGCTTGCGGAGGTAGCTGGGCTTGACGTTGTCGCGGCTGGTGGACAACGGCACCTTCTGCCCGATGTTGACGTGGAACCGCCCGTCATGTTCGACAACGGGGATGCCCAACTCCAGGATCCAGGCGGGGCCGTGAGCCTCAAACAACTCAACGTCGGTCTGGCGTCTGGTCTCGTGCATCTGGCCCTCTGCGTCCCAGTAGACAGTGTCGAGGGTCTCCTTCACTGCCTTGACCGGAGCGGGCCGCTCGATGACCGTGTCATTGAACTTGAAGGTGATGCCCTCCGGCACGATGATGGCCTGCACCAGGGTGACGAACTCGGCAGCCTCCTGCTTGTTCATCTTGTAGTGGGCCGTCAGTACCGTGCCCATCGTGGTCTTCTGCGTGGACTCACTGCGACCCGCCTCACTGAAGTCGACGGTGCCAGTGGTGGACTGGATGGACAGAGCGGCGTACCTGCCGTCAGTGCAGAGGGCGACGATCTCCTTCTCCCCCTGGCCGTAGCGGCCACGAGCGGTGGGATCGCCGCGCCGTTCCGATGCAGCGAAGAGGGTGTACGCATCCTTCAGGTTCTTGAAGCCGTCTGGATCGTTGTCCTTGACTGTAAGGGTGGCCCAGCCGTTCTCTTGCGAGAAGGTGACCAGCACCACCGTGGTTCCTTTGGGATCGAGCGCATTGGAGAGGGCTTCCATCATGACTCGGGGTTTCCCCTTTGCCTGCAAGGTTTCGCGGAAGCCCGCGATGTCAATCTCCAACACGGTTTGGGTATGGGTAGTTTTAGCCATGTACACAGTGTAGCACACCTCCACATGTAAGTGTTGTCACCCCCATGTGGAGAGGTGACCACACTTGTCTGCTCGCTGTGCTATGCTGTAGGCCATGACCCAAGTCTCGCCTGAGGTTCACACCTACGAGGATGACTTCCCTAAGCATCTTGGCCCGCCTCCTGTTCCGAACTACACCGGGGGCAAGCTAGTCGAGGCCCGCCACCCCACCATGCTGGTGCAGCTAGATTCCGGGGCCTTCTGGGCACTGTGGGAACTGCTGGAGAAGGAAGCCAAGCATCGCTATCCAGCAGCCAAGGCCATCTCCGCGTACGGTGCGTACCTCAGGGCTGTCGAGGCATTCCGTAAGACCTACTGGTCGCACAACGTGCCGCCTGACCCTCAGGCCAAGCCAGTCCGCAAGCTAGTGAGGAAGCCGCGTAAGTGAGTCACTTCTACGACATCGATCCCGAAGATGCTGAGTCGCCCTGGCTCCTCGATGAGTACATGGGCCTGCATCCTGGTGACCACGTCGTCTACCAGAACCCGGACTGGCAGCAGCCTGACGGTACCTACAAGACCGCAGGCATGGACCCTCCCCTGGTGATCACTGAGCTAGTCCAGCTTGGTGACGAGTTCGTCACCGCCATCATCAACAACGGGGAGTGGGAGGTCAACGCTGAGAACCTGGCCCTGGAAAAATCTGAGGGGACAGAGGAGGCTGAAGAGTAGTACCTTTTTTCTAGTGAGGTTCCCGGCAAGGGCATAAGCCCGGTCTCGTTGATCCGCTGGTGTGTGACTGCGGAGAGGGGTCGGTGCTCAATGGGAAGGAGTGGATGAAACCGGTGGAGGGTACCTAGGCCGGGAGTAAGGTAGCCGGGAGCTTCGCTAGAACCAGACTGAGGCAAACAAAACCACGGATGTACGCAGGGACGCCAGCCCTGCCAGGGCCTGGGAGGCTAACCGCCGTCGCACCAGTCCCTGGGCCTCAGTCTGGGTATAACCAGGACATGTCGCATCTGCAAGCAGGCATCCTGGTGGTGGAGGTGGGCATCATCGCCGTGGCCTATCTCCTGGGCATGTTCTGGAGGGGGCCTGGTCGCCCCGTTCCCTAACCAGGGATCACGTTCTCCAGCATCCCAAGACACGCCTCCAGGTGGAGACGTACCTCTCGTAGCTGGTCTAGCTGGGCCTCCCGGTCTGCACCGCTGTGCCGGTAGCTGCTGATGCGCTGGCCCATGGTCATGACCGCCACGTCGACCTCGTTGACGATCTCGGCCTCTGTGAGTGAGGCTGAGCGGTCCCTGGCCCTCTTCCAGAAGCCAGCATCCCGCCTTGACTGCCGCCAGAGCTTAAGAGCCGACGCCACTGACCGTCTTGCCCACCCGGACCAGACGAATACCGTTGGCCGCAGCAGCCTTCTTGATGTTCGTGATCGTTGCCCCGACATGCTCGACTTGCTTCAGGGCCTTCTTGGTCTTGGCTCGTTCTCGTTCTCGTGCCCGCCTGGCCCTGGCCCGTTCCGCTGCCCTCTGTTTGGCCTTGTCAGCCGCCCTGGCTTCCTTGCTCCCCGGAGGTAAGCCGTCCTTCCTGGGACGCCCACGGGGCCGCATAGACCCCTCTGGGCGGCTTTTGGTGGCCCCAGGGGGCGGTATGGAAAATGCTGTCTTGGTGAAGGCATGTCGAGGGCCGAACTTTGTTCTGGCTCCGGGGCTGTTGTAGTCCACTGTGACCTTGGCTTCACCAGGAGCCGGGAGGACGTACTGGGCACGCGGCCCTCGTCGCACCACGATCTTGAACTCACTGTTCGCCAGGGCCAGGGCATCTTCGACATGCACCGGCAGGCCGTTGGTCGGCCCGGTGTTGAAGATCGAGTTGGCCCATGCCTCGACGTCCTCCTGGGTCCGGATCTCCTTCTTGAGGATGGCCCTGACCCGGATGTCCAGCTTCTCTAGCTGAGGGACGGTCTCAGGGAAGGCCAGGGTGAGGGCTACGACATTCTGTCGGAGCTTGTCGACCCGCTCAGGGTCAGAGGAGTACTCCATGCCAGGCCAGATGGTGGCCGTGTTCTTGAACCAGATCCAAGACTCTCCATCGAAGATGGGGACATAGCCCATCCTCCCCATCTTGATGGTGCCGTTGAAGCCGGTGATTTTCTGCCAAGCCTCAGTTCCGTTCAAGTCCATTCTCCAAGCGGTGTGACCTGGCAGCAACCTGCTGCCAGTCCTTCTCCAGGGGAGAGTCGCTCAGAATACGTGGTGGCTTTCCCCGGAGCCAGACGCCTACAGCATAAGCGCGTGATTTTTTGCGGAGCATGATACCTGCTCCACGTCTCCAGGGAGGAGTGATCTCGCGGGTGATCGCTAGGCCCACCGGCCATCGGCTCCGGCGCGGCTCGCCTCGCCAGGAGTACAGGATCCACCACGAAGAGGTGTTGTCAGGAACTGAGGAGGCGTCTGGGAGGCTGGGTAGTACCCACTTGTTTTCCTCCGGATCGTCGTAGGCGGGGTCTGGGTGTATCTCCATGCAGGGCCTTGTCGTTCTCTTCTAGGGCTGAGTCAATCAGAGCTAAAAGATCGTCAATCCGCTGTTTGGTCCCAGCGGCCTTTTTCGACGGCTCGCACTTTTTTGGCATGGACTACTCCCCGACAATGCTGCCCCATCCGCCTTGACCGTAGGGGTAACCGTTCAGCACGGCATTGATGTACTGCCCCGGAGAACTGACCCGCTTGAATCGGGTCCAGATGCCTGGGGACACTTCGTCGTAGTGCCAGGGGGTGCCGTCCCGGAAGATGACCTCCAACCGTTGCAGCTTGTGGGAATATCGGGCCTGTAGGGTCCGGGGTCGGGGTGGGTTGATCGTGCGCGTAGGCCAGTAGTAGTCCCAGTCAGGACTGGGGCTGGGGCCGAATGGCCCCTGGAGGCCCTTCTGCTCGCCGTAGCCAGGCTCCCAGGGTCTGTCAGCAACGTCCTCTGCCACCTCAGGCAGAGGGGAGTAGGGAACCTCTCCTCTCGCC